GTGGAACAGGTGTAACAACATCTACTGGTACAGGCTCAACAGTATTATCAGCAAGCCCTACATTTACAGGTAATGTTTCTTTTGGTGCTGGCACAGCAGCCCTCCCTGCTATAACTACGACTGGTGATACCAATACAGGAGTTTTCTTTCCAGCAGCCGACACTATTGCTTTTGCAGAAGGCGGTGTAGAGGCAATGCGTCTTTCAAGTTCTGGTTATTTAGGTATAAATACTACTTCTCCTGTTAGTTTGTTAACCATAAATACGGTAAATCTAAACAATGGTATTTTTGTAGGTGATTTTACTTCAGATGGCAGTGGCACTAATTCTTCAAACCCCACAATCCAAACACTTGGAAGCAGAACAGATACTAACACTAGATATTCAGGTAAATTTGGTGCTGCTTATCGAAGGCTGGATGGTATTGGAATTACTGCAACTGCTGAATTAGGGACATACGCTTTCGGTGGTCAATGGGGCAGCTCTGCTAGTTATGTTCCTGCAAATTTATTGTATGCAGCATCTATTGTAGGTGTAGCAGAAGGAACTTTTAGTTCTGATTCTGCAATGCCAACAGCACTAACATTTAAAACAGGAAGTGATGGAGAAGTCTTAGGGCTATCAAACTCTAAATATGGTACTGAGAGGATGCGTATTACTAGTGCTGGTTTGGTCGGAATAGGAAGTACAGCACCTATAGCTAAACTTGAAGTTTCTGGAAATAACAGTAATACTTTGTCAGTAACGGCATCTATTTCTGGGACAACAATGGATGTAACCGCAGTAGCAAGTGGAACTATCGCTGTGGGTGACTTAGTATTCGGTGCAAACATACAACCATACACTAGAGTAACTGCGCTTGGGACAGGCACAGGAGGTATTGGAACATATACAGTCAGCGTTTCTCAAACATCTGCATCAGCAACTGTTCTTGGAGGTACGACTTATAATAGTACAATTATCCGAATAACTGATGCAGATGGAGGGACAGCAATTGGTCAACCCTTTGGTGTGTTACAGTTTTTTACATCTGATAATACTTCTCCATCAGCAGGTGTTGGTGCTTATGTTGCAGCACTAGCTGAAACTGGAAATCCTGATGGAGCATTAGTGTTTGGTACAAGAGATAATACTGGTGGTGGTGTTGATGCTAATGAACGGATGCGCCTTACTAGTTCTGGATTGCTCGGTATAGGAACCACTAGTCCAGGGGTTACTTTAGATGTTGCTGGTCCAATTAAAGCCTTGGGTTATACAGTAGCAACTTTACCTACTGGTGTAACAGGGGCTAGAGCTTATGTTACAAATGCTTTAGCACCAAGTTATGGTGCTACAGTAGTTGGAGGAGGAGCAGTGATTATACCTGTTTTTTATAACGGTACAAATTGGATAGTAGCTTAAAATAATTAAAACCGTAATACAACCTAGGAAAATAACATGGGACAAGATAAAAAGACACCTATAGTTATAGACGATGTAGAGTATGCGTATGAAGATTTAACACAAGAGCAACAAGCATTATTTAATCATTGCATCGATTTAGATAGAAAGATTAATTCTGCTCAGTTCAATCTTGATCAATTAAACGTAGGTAAGAATGCTTTTATAACACTTCTTAAAGAAGCCCTACATAAACCAACAGACGAAGGATAACTGTGGACGAAATAACAGGAAAGGACTTTGGTGCATTAGAAGCCGAAGTACGGATACTAATAACCGAAGTCAACCTGTTACGTCAGGAGATGATGAAAGTTAACGCTACCATCAATCAAGGCAAAGGTGGACTCTATGTGTTACTGCTCACTGCAGGAGCACTAGGGTCTGCTATTACATTATTTATTAAGAAATTTATATCATAAGGATTACCATGAAAAAGTCACCAGCTAAAGTAGGTAAAGTAATGAAGGAATATAAAGAAGGAACACTACACTCTGGTAAAGGTGGTCCTGTAGTGAAGTCTCGTAAACAAGCTGTTGCTATTGGTTTATCTGAAGCAGGAATGAGTAAGCCAGCTAAGAAGAAGACTAAAGGATACTTAAGTGGCTACTAAACCTGGATTGTATGCAAACATCGCAGCTAAACGTAAACGTATCGCTGAAGGCTCTAAAGAGAGAATGCGTGCAGTAGGGGCAAAAGGTGCTCCAACTGCTAAAGACTTTAGAGACTCAGCTAAAACAGCAAAGAAGAAATAATGGTTAAGAAAGTTTATCAGAATCCTAAAGGTGGTTTAAACGCTAAAGGTCGTGCTAATGCTAAAGCTGAAGGCATGAACCTAAAGCCACCAGTTAAGTCTGGTGATAATCCTCGTAGGGCAAGTTTCTTAGCTCGTATGGCAGGTAACGATGGTCCAGAATACAAAGATGGAAAACCTACAAGATTACTTTTATCTTTAAATGTTTGGGGCGCAAGTTCAAAAGCAGATGCAAAAGAAAAAGCTAAAAATATTACAGCTCGTAATAAAGCTAAAAAATAATGGATTATGGCAAATCCAATTGCAGAAGGTGCTAAGTCTCTCAGCGAAGGATTAAATCAGGCTAGAGAAGCAGGTAAAAGCCTAACCAAAAGTATTCAAGATATACAGCAGGATGGAGTTGAGGTAGCACAAGAGCAGTTAGCAGAACATCGTAGGAAAAAGGCTTATCAAGAAGCATCTGAAAACTCAATGATTTATCGAGCGATTACAGAATATGAAAGCCAGAGTGCTGTAATTAAAGCTGAAAATGATGCTGAAAAGAGTTTTAAGGCAAAATACGGTGACAAAGAATGGAATAAAGTATTAGAGTTAAAGTCTGTTGTGGAAAAAGAAGACCAAGAAACAAAACAGTATTATGGACATAAATTAAGTGATGTTAGACGAGTCCAAATGTGGTGCTTCTTTGCAGCAGCAGTTTGTACGTACTTGTTGTGGAAGTTTAGGTATATATGACATGGTTAACTATTTGGCTCATACTTTATCTCATTGAATTAGTTTTAGCAGCAATAGCATTTGTACTATGGTGGGAAATACGAGAACTTGAAAAGAAACCTAGATATAAAATTATCAGGGAACGAATTGAACGAACCAAAAAGGATATAGTGCGTGGGTGATGAAGTGTTTAAAATTTGGGTTATCTTTGCATTTTTCTGTGTAATGGCATTGTTACTTTTAAAGTGAGAATATATGTTTGGACTTGACGATATTGTGGGTGCTGGATTAAAGATTCTTGATAAGGTAATACCTGACCCTGAACAGAAGGCTAAAGCTCAATTAGAACTCCAGAAATTAGCTAATGAAGGTCATCTAGCTGAGATACAAGCTGACATCAACGAACAACAAGAGATTACTAAGCGTCAACAAGCAGATATGATGTCTGATTCATGGTTGTCTAAAAACATTAGACCTATGACGCTTATATTCATTCTAATGACCTATACAGTCTTTGGCATGATGAGCGCATGGGATATTGAAGTAAACAACAACTATGTTGAACTCCTTGGTCAATGGGGTATGCTTATTATGAGATTTTACTTTGGTGGTAGAACACTAGAGAAAGTCATGGAGATGAAGAAGAATGCTAAGTAATTGGGATAAGTCCTTTGATTTAGTTATTAAGTCTGAAGGTGGTTTTACTGCTGATGAACGTGATCCTGGTAATAAACTACCTGATGGACGTAAAGGTAGCACCATGCTAGGATGTACTCAGGCTAATTGGGAACGATTCATTAATAAACAAGTTACTCATGATGATATGAAGAAGTTAACCCCTAGTGACGTTAAACCTCTATATAAGGCTAACTATTGGGATGCTGTGAAGGGTGACGAACTGCCTTCAGGGGTTGATTACGCAGTTTTCGACTTCGCTATTAACTCAGGTCCAGGTCAGTCAAGAAAGACCCTCCAGAGGGCTCTAAGAGTCATTCCTGACGGTGTATTAGGACAGAACACACTTAAAGCAATTCAAGATGCTGACGGAACTAGATTATTAGAAGACTTTAGCATAGAAAAGACAAGATTCTACCAAGGATTAGCTACATTTGATACCTATGGTAAAGGTTGGTTGAAACGTGTTGCTGAAGTAAAAGAGATAGCAACTAAAATGTTAGCATAAAGTGCTTGACATTTATAGTAAACTGTGGTATACTATTCATTAAATTTAAAAGGCTATTATGGCTACCTATAATTACATACAACTTGTTAATGATGTGCTGATAAGGCTTCGAGAGCCTGAAGTAACATCTGTACAAGAAAATGGTTATTCAAAGTTAATTGGTAAGTTTGTTAATGATGCTAAGAGACAAGCAGAAGATGCTTATAACTGGAATGCATTATCAGATACATTAAGTGCTACTACAACTAGCGGTGTATTTAACTACATCTTAGTTGGTTCAGGACAAAGATTCAGAGTAATAGATGTTATTGACGATACAAGTAATAACTTCTTAGAATTAAAGACAACTAACGAGATGGATAAGTTGTTTTTGATTGATACGACTCAAACTAATCAACCAATGTATTATAACTTTAACGGTGTAGACTCCAACGGAGATACACAAGTAGATTTATATCCTATTCCTAACGGAGCTTATAATCTACGATTTAATATCATTAAGCCTCAAGAAGCACTAACTACTGATGCCTCTAGTTTATTAATTCCTTATGAGCCTGTTATATTTGGAGCACTAGCAAGGGCTATTGCTGAACGTGGTGAAGATGGTGGCTTAAACTCTAACGAGATCTATCAGTTATATAAACAATCTTTAGGTGACGCTATTGCTTTAGAGTCAGGACGTTATCTTGAAGAAGATTCTTGGACGGCTAACTAATGGCTGAAAGCATACTCACAGGAGCAATCCAAGCACCAGGATTCATGGGTTTAAATACTCAAGATTCATCTGTGCAGCTTGCTAGTGGATTTGCTCTAGAAGCATTTAATTGTGTTATTGATAAGTACGGTAGAGTAGGTGCTCGTAAGGGATGGGATAACGTAAACGCTACTACTCTTGGTGCTTATCCAGTAAGAACTATCTTTGAGTTTGTTAAGTCAGATACGGATGTATTATTTACTTGTGCTAATAATAATATTTACACTGGAACATCAACATTAACTGCTTCTGCAATCAGAAATGCAAATAACTCTGCTAACTTAACTTATACGATTACTGCAGATAACTGGCAAATAGCCTCAATGCCATATGATAATAGTGGCAATACGTCAGCACACTGCATCTTTGTACAAAAAGATCATCCTATATTAGTATATCATAAGTTACCTTTACCTGGCTCAGGAGCTACTTTAACAGTATCTTCAGTAAACGGTGCAGGTCATATTACAGGAGTCACAGTAACTACTGGTGGAACTAACTGGCACGTTGGTGACACTGTTACAGTTACTGGTGGCACTGGAACTGGAGCAACCTTTACTGTAGCAACTGTTAGCGGAACAACAATCACAGGTGTAACTACTACGGCTGTTGGAACAGGATATACTGCTAGTAACGTGTTAACTTTAGTTGATACTGGTACAAAACATACTCATACTGGTTCTTATGGATTTCAACAATTAGGTGACACTGGTACATTACCTGCAGGTTATACAACAGCAACATTCATGCCTAATTGTTCTTTAACAGCTTATGGACGATTATGGGTTGCTAATATCACAGGTGATACACAAACAGTATACTTTAGTGACTTACAAAACCCTAGTAACTTTACAACAGGTACTTCAGGATCATTAGACATAAGCACAGTAATACCTACTGGTGATCCTATCGTGTCTATAGTAGCACACAATGGTTTCTTAATCATTATGTGTCGTAGACATATTGTTGTTTATGCTAATCCTACTACTCCTTCTAGTTTAACTTTAAGTGATGTTATTAAAGGTGTAGGCTGTATTGCTAGAGATTCAGTACAGTCTATAGCAGGTACAGATTTATTATTCTTATCTGAAACAGGTGTACAGTCTTTACAAAGAATTATTCAAGAGAAGTCTTTGCCATTTAGAGATGTATCTAAGAATGTACGTGATGATTTAATTGTACAAGTTAATAGTGAAACAGAAGCAAACATTAAAGCAGTCTATTATCCTTCTGATGCTTTTTATCTATTAGCATTACCATCTACAGGGTTTACGTATTGTTTTGATACTAGAGGTGTACTAGAGAATGGTGCTGCTAGAGCAACTATTTGGAGAAACATTAATCCTACAGCATTCTGTGTAACTACTGCAAAACAGTTATATGTAGGTCAAACAGGTTACATAGGAAACTACACAGGATACTACGATAACGACACTGCTTATACTTGGTCTTATTATACAAACTACTTTGACTTTGAGAAACCAACTACAGTAAAGATTCTCAAGAAAGTTGGTGTAGTTGCTATCGGTGGCGGTAGTCAAGTTATATCAATTAAGTGGGGCTTTGATTACAGTCGTAATCCTTCAGGTGGAACTATTACATTAGCTGCTAATCCTGTATCAGAGTATGGCATTGCTGAATACAATATTGCTCAATACGCTGATGGTGTAGAACTAGACACTAAAAAGATTAATGCTGGTACTGCTGGAAAAGTTTTACAGATAGGCTTTGAAGCACAGATTAACGGCTATCCTCTGTCAATACAGAAGGTAGACTTTTTATTAAAAGAAGGTAAAAATCTCTAAGGATTAAACATGAGTAACTATACAAAGATAACTAACTTTACAACTAAGGATACGCTTCCTAGCGGTAACGCAAGTAAAGTAGTTAAAGGAACTGAGATAGATAATGAGTTTACTGCTATAGCAAGTGCTATTGCCACTAAAGCAGATACAGCATCTCCTGCATTGACAGGCACTCCTACAGCACCTACTGCGACAGCAGGAACAAGCACTACTCAGTTAGCTACTACAGCGTTTGCCACCGTTGCTATTCAAGCAATATACCCTGTAGGCTCTATCTACATTAATGCTGCAGTAAGTACTAATCCAGCTACACTACTAGGCTTTGGTACTTGGACAGCCTTTGCTGCAGGGAGAGTCTTAGTTGGTCTTAATGGTGCAAATGCTGCGTTTGATACCGTAGAAGAAACTGGTGGTTCTGCAGACACTATCGTAGTAAGTCACACACATACTTATAGTGGTACTACAGGTGGGCAAAGTGTAGATCATACACATCAATATTATGCTGGTAATGGAACAGGTGCTCCTGGATACCCTACAGCCGAAGGAGATGGAAACAATGAACTTGCATCATCCATTACAACTAGTGGAACGTCTGTAGACCATAACCACAGTTTTTCTGGAACTACAGCGTCTGCAGGTTCAAGTGGCACAAATGCGAACTTACAACCATACATTGTAGTATATATGTGGAAAAGAACTGCTTAAATGAATGCTCTAGAATCTATCTATGAATCAATTAAAGATAGAACCACTATTGATTATAAAACATTTAAAGATAGTTTAAAAGATTGGGAAGTAATACCACTGATAGAAAACAAACAAGTTATCGGTGGTGTGTTAAAGAAAGACAATGAAGTACATATTGGTTACGGTATTAAACCTTCATCATCCATAAGAAAACACTTAAAGATGACTCTAGGTAAAGTAATACAAGAATATGGTTTTGCAGTCACTTCTGTGATGGAAGATAATTTAAAAGGTATTAAGTTCTGTAAACGATTAGGATTTTATGAAATGAATAAAGACAACGGTAAAATTAATTTAAAATGCGATAGGTGCAACTATGTTGAATAAAATTTATGCAAGTCGTTCACAAACACGCTCTATGGGAATGTATGACCCTATTGGAGATCCTTTTGGAGGACCTGCATACGGAGAACGTAATGACCCTATAACAGCTATGGCAGCAGCTACAGTAGGTAGTCAATTAATAGGAAGTACAATATCAGGTAACGCAGCTAAGAGTGCTGCACAGACTTCAGCGAATGCACAGCTAGAGGCTTCAAGAATGGCTGCTGACGCTCAACGGTTTAGACCTGTTGGAGTTACTACTAACTTTGGTCGTTCTAACTTCACACTGTCTCCAGAGGGATACGTAACAGAAGCAGGTTATCAGTTATCTCCTGAGTTACAAGCACTATTTGGTAGAACAATGGGTGAAGCAGGTGCTTATGACCCTACACAGACAGGCAGATATGCTCAAGCATTAAACCCTGCTGCACAGGGCTTGTTTAACTTAGGTAGTCAATATCTAGCTACATCCCCTGAACAAGCTGCTGCAGACTACATGAGACAACAGCAAGGCTTACTAGCTCCTGGACGTGAACAACAATTATCACAGATACAGAATCAACAATATCAAACTGGACGTGCTGGTTTAGCTACTGGAGGAACTGCTGCAGGTTACGGTGCAGGACAACCAGGACTCATGCAAGCAAACCCTCAGATGGCTGCTTATTATAATGCTCTAGCAGGACAGAATGCTCAGTTAGCTTCTCAAGCAGATCAATACGGTCAAGCAAGAACACAGTTTGGTGCTGGATTGTTTGGCACTGGTGCAAGTTTATTAGGTCAAGTACCAACATTAACTTCTGCAGGATACGGACCATTAACAACTCAACTAGGACTTGCAAGCTCTATAGAGAACTTAGGAGCAGGTGCTTTAGACATAGGTGCTCAGTTAGGCGGTAGAGCAGCTCAAGCAGGAGCAAATGTAGGAAGTTCTTTACTACAAGGTGGTTTGAATGCTGCAAGAACAGCACAAGCTGGTAATGCGTACAGTCCAGCAGGGGCTGCTATATCAGGTGCTGCAGGACAAATACCTGCATGGTATCAGAATATGATTAACTATCAGAACTCTCCTGCAGGACTAAGAAGTACATACGGAGCAGAGAATGTATTTACTCCTGGTTTTGGTAGTACAGGGTATATACCAACGTCTACAACAGGTATTGAATTCTAAGGAAAAACTATGGCAGACATTGTAGGCGGTTTATTCGGTGTGACTCCGCAGTCACTAATGCAACAACAACAGCAGAGCATTAACGCAGAAGCCAATGCTTATGCTCAAATGGATCCTTTCCAAAGAGCTACAGCAGGATTCTACAAAGCTGGTGCTCAGATACCTGGAGCTATCGCTGGTTTAATGGGTGTACAAGACCCTCAGTTAGCTGCTGCTACGACTGCACAGAAACTTGC